CAAACGAACAAACCAACGAAATGGGCACGGAAAAGGCTGCCTGCCATAGTGGCGGGATAACCTTCAATAACCAAAAATAACCGCCACAAAGGTAGGCAATTTTTTCCGGTGTACCAACGAACCAACGAACTAATTTAAGGTAAAACGTAAAAATTGCAAGAAATGGAGCAAAAAACGACTAAAAAAATTACCCGTGAGCGTCTAAGGCTTATGCAAAGCGGGGAAACGCTTACGGTGCAATGTGCGGACGGCTACGACCTGGATAGCCAAAAAAATACGGCTTATGCTATGAAGAAGCTGGAACGTCGCCGCTTTTCGTGCCGTGTTAATGGCCTTACGCTAACAGTAACGTGCAATGGTACAGACTAAACCAGTATGCGATCCACAGGCGCGCTATACACAGACCGAAGCGGCTAAGCTGCTGGGCGTAGAGCGCCACACGATCAAACGCTGGGAAGATAGCGGCTGCATTCGCTTCCAGGTGCGAAAAGCCGGCCGGGCAAAATTCACAACGGGCCAGCAGATTATTAAATGCTGGGAAGCTACGTATTTATAAAATTATCAAAATGACTAAGCAGCACACTATAGAAAATATCGGGGAACTGCGGAAAAAGATTAACCGCGACTACCTTATACGCCTTACCTTTCCAAAGGAGCATAAACGCATCGTAGTAGGCTTTACACGCTTTTGCGAAATCGTAGGAAATCTGCACGCAGAACACTACGCCCAAAAAGCATTAAAGAGCCTTAACCACGTACCGCAATTCAAAGGACAAGCAGGCCGGCTGGTAGTAACCTTTTATCCCCGCTAAGTGCTGGAAAATAACTAAAAAAATAGCAGTATGAAAAAAATCATTTCAAACTATCGCTACTGGCTTCTGCTTATCATAGGCTTTGTAGCAACTATCGGAACTTTTAGCGTACCGGAAGACGGGCTGCCGCTGCTTTCGTGGCTGTGGGTGCTTATCTCTACTAAGGTCATAGGCCTGGGCGCCTTCTATCTTTTCTATGTACTGGTAAAACGCTGGGAAAAGCGCGGCACCATTCCAGAACTAACACAATTCACCAAAGAATTTTAACAATATGCAAGAAATTAACATTAACGTGCGCGTACAGATCGGCGTTACAGATACCCTTTGCGGCCTTCTGTCTGCCTTTGTCAAAAACGCAGCGCCCGGAGTAGTAACGGCCCAGCCGACACCCGCGCCAGCACAAGAGAAAGAACCGGCCGAAGCCGCCCCAGTGCGGCCGGCTGCCGAAGTGCAAGAACCCGAAGCGATAGCCGTAGAAGCTGCACCAGTACCGGAACCGGCGCCCGAAACTGAAAAGGAGCTTACCGAAGTGGACGTGCGCGCTGCTATGGATCGCACCCGCCGACGCATCGAAGGCGAGAACTACAAAGAAGACACCAGTAGTGAAGGTTACAAAAAATGGCACCGCGCCTTAACTGGCTGGTTTAAGGCTACCGCTGCCATTTACGGAGCAGACAAGCCCAGCGCACTGCCGGATCACGAAAGCCGCAAAGGATTTATAGCGGAGTGCGACCAGGTACAAATTAAAGACGATCAATTAGTGGGGGGGGATTGTCCCTTTTAAGATAATGGGAGCGCACGCATTATTAAGTCCTTCGGCCGCTCATCGCTGGTTAAATTGCACCGCCGCACCGCGTCTGGAAGCTAACGTAGAAGACGCGGGTAGCAGCTTCGCAGAAGAAGGCACACTGGCGCACGCTTACTGCGCCAAAAAGTTAAAAGAGTTTTTAAGCCTCAACGTAGAGGGCGAAGACAAGGAAATAGCCGAATACTTCGACAAGTACCACACGGGCGAAATGGACGAATATACCGACACCTACGCTACTATCGTGCTGGAGAAGTACAACGCTGCGCGCGCCAAAACTGCCGACGCACAGCTATTGGTAGAAACGCGCTTGGACTTCGGCCAGTATGTACCGGAAGCCTTCGGAACTGCCGACGCTATTATTATCGCCGACGGCACTATGGAAGTAATAGATTTTAAGTACGGCAAAGGCGTGAAGGTGTCGGCTGCGGAAAATCCGCAAATGATGATCTACGGGCTGGGCGCCTACGAAAAATTCGCATTTGACTACAACATAGACCGCGTGCGTATGACTATCGTACAGCCGCGTATCGACAACCTTAGCGAGTACGAAGTATCTACGGAAGACCTTATAACCTGGGCTACCGACGTGCTGACCCCGAAGGCCAAAGAAGCCCACGAAGGTAACGGCCCGCAGAAGCCCGGCGTATGGTGCCAGTTCTGCAAAGTGAAAAGCAGCTGCCGCGCACTGGCCAAACTCTGCACCACAGCCGTGCAGGATCCGAAGCTGCTAAGCCCCGAAGAACTGGCCGCCGACGTGCTGCCGATCCTTCCAGTAGTAAAGACCTGGTTAAGCGGCGTAGAAGAATACGCACTACAACAAGCGTTAAGCGGCGTACAGCTACCAGGCTGGAAAATAGTAGAAGGCCGCAGCGTGCGCAAAATCATAGACCAGGACGCTGCCGCCGTGGCCCTCAACAAAGCCGGATACCTTACTGCGCAGATCTACAAGCCACAGGAACTACGCACTATTACAGACCTGGAAAAGCTAATAGGCAAAAAACAATTTGCCGCCCTGGTAGGCGACTACATCGAAAAGCCGCAGGGTAAACCGACACTGGCACCAGAAAGCGACAAGCGCAAAGCGATAGACCCGGTAGCCGATGATTTTAAGGACGTGCAGATATGATCTGGGACTTATTTAACGCAGTAATGCAGCACCCCTTTTGGGCTTTGTATATCGCCGTGCTGCTGGGTATCGCTATCCACGGCTTTAGATCGGGAAATACAACTAACAATTATTACGACGACAACGAAGAATAAAAAACCGGCCCGGCGTATTCCGGGAGTAGTAAACAGTAAAGCAATATGATAACACCAATTATCAAGAACGAAGGCCGTACCGTAGTATTCGGCCCGTGCCGTCTCTCGTACACTCACCTATTTGCCAAGTATTCGCCCGACGGCGACGCAGACAACGGCAAATATATGACTAACGTACTTATCCCCAAGAAGGAGAAGCAAACCGTAAAGGCTTTGCAGGACGCAATCGAAGCCGCTAAAAAAGCCGGTATGGTATCGAAGTGGGGCGGCAAAGAACCTAAAAAACTGGATCTGCCGCTGCGCGACGGCGACACCGACAAGGAAGACGACGACGTTTACGCCGATCATTTCTTTGTGAACGCGAAGGCGAAAACCCGCCCCGGCGTTATCGCCAAAGACAAAACGCCGATTGTGGACGAAGAAGAAATGTATAGCGGCGTATGGGCTATCGTTTCCGTTACCTTCTTCCCTTACGACATAAGCGGAAACAGAGGCGTAGCCGTGGGGCTTAATAACGTGATGAAGTTCAAGGACGACGAACGCCTGGGCGGCAGATCAAGCGCTGAAAGCGACTTTGCCGATATTGATATGGAAGACGACGAAGACCTGTAAACGTAGAACCCCGGCGGCCTGGTATGGGCTATCCTCGTATCGGGCCGCTTTATTACTGACAAATGAAAGAATTAGGCATAGACATAGAGACCTACAGCAGCGCAGATCTGCCGAGCTGCGGCGCATATAGATACGTCGAAGCACCGGACTTTACTATACTGCTTTTCGCGTATAGCATAGACGGCAGCCAGGTGATGTGCTGCGACTTCGCCAACGGCGAACAACTGCCAGACGAAGTTATAGCCGCCCTTAGGGATCCGGCCGTGGTGAAAACTGCGTTTAATGCCGCGTTTGAGCGCATTTGCATAAGTAAGTATTACGGCTGGCCGTTAATGGATCCTGCACAATGGCGCTGCACTATGGTACGCGCTGCGCGTATGGGTCTTCCGCTATCCCTGGGGCAATGCGGCGAAGTGCTGCGCCTGGCTGACGGTAAAATGAAAGAAGGCGCGGCCCTTATCCGCTATTTCAGCTGCCCGACACGAAAGAAGGACGGTACGATTATTAGACACCTTCCAAGCAACGCACCGGAACGCTGGGAAACCTTCAAAGCATATAATATCCGAGACGTAGAGGTAGAACAGGCTGTATTAGCCAAAGTGCGACGCCTGGCGCCTGCCGACTTCGACGAAGAATTATATACCGTAGATCAGTTAATCAATGATCGCGGCGTGATGATAGACCGCCAACTGGTAGATAATGCCGCCCGCTTCGATGATGAATACAAAGCACGCCTGCTGCACGAAGCCCAGGAGCTTACCGGTATGGATAACCCAAACAGCCCCGCGCAGATAAAAGAATACCTGCGCAAAGTAACCGGCCAGGCCTTCGCCACTCTCAACAAAAAGAACCTGGACGATATAGAAGACCAGCTGCACTACTGGCCGAAAGCTAAGCAGGTATTATCTATCCGGCGCGAAATGGGTAAGACCAGTAACAAGAAATACAGCGCTATGCAGTCGTGCGTATGCGAAGACGGCCGAATACACGGGCTTTTGCAGTTCTGCGGCGCGGCCAGGACTGGGCGCTGGGCCGGGCGACTGGTACAGGTGCAGAACCTACCGCAAAACCACTTAGAAGATCTGGACTACGCACGAAGCCTGGTTAAAGCTGGCGACCTCGACGACCTGGAACTGAACTACCCGAACCCTACGCAGGTACTATCTGAACTTATCCGCACGGCATTTATAGCGAAGCCCGGCTGCACCTTCCACGTATGCGACTTTAGCGCAATAGAAGCGCGCGTTATTGCGTGGCTGGCTGGTGAAAACTGGGTATTAGATGTATTCCGCGCCGGTGGTGATATATACTGCGCTACGGCCGGCCAGATGTTTAACTGCGTCGTAGAGAAGCACGGCCAGAACGCCGGACTACGCCAAAAAGGAAAGATCGCCGTACTGGCATTGGGCTATGGCGGCGGTGTTAAAGCCCTGGAAGCAATGGGCGGTAGTCGTATGGGCTTAACCGAGCACGAAGAAAAGGATATTACGACACGCTGGCGCGCAGCTAACCCGCATATCGTAAAGCTGTGGACGACCATAGAAAAAGCGGCTATACGGGCTATACGCACAGGCGAAAGTATAACTATTAACCGGGGTATCGTAGTGGCGCGTCGCTGGGGTATGCTTACTATAACGCTGCCTTCCGGGCGTACAATCTGCTACCCGCGTGCGATAATCGGAAAGGAGCTAAACGACGGCTGGCGCGGCGACCACGATGTAATCGAATACGAAGGTATCAACCAAAATACAAAGAAGTGGGGCAAAATACGCACGTATGGTGGTAAACTAACTGAAAATATAGTGCAATCAATAGCCCGCGATATTTTGGGTATAGTGATACTTCGCGCTCACCAGGCGCAGTTAAATACAGTCTTCCATATCCACGACGAAATCGTGGTAGAAGCCGAACCCGGCCAAACGCTGGCCGACGTTGAGGCGCTTTTTAGTAAACCGATAGAATGGTGCAGAGACTTACCGCTGAAAGGCGCTGGGTATTCGACACCTTACTACTTAAAAGATTAAGTTATGACAAAGAAATTTTTGAAATTCCGATACACAGCTATACGCCGTTATGGTGAAAAGAACTGGACGGCTAAAAGCGGCGTAATAGAGTTTAACCCAAACTATACCGTAAGCTGTAGCACCTGTGAAAAGGAACTTAGCAGCGACCGCGATACCGCCTATATCGTGGAGTTAAGCAACGGTACAAAGTTCCTTTGCTTTATGCGTGGTTACTTCGGCACGGTACAGATCGAAGAACTGCTAAGCGAAGACGGAGAACAGGCAAATATCGAAAACGACCAGCAGGCCAACGCCGACCGGACACGCCGCAGCCTGCACCTGCTTAACGGTAGATAAAATGAACAGCGTACTATTTTCAAGTGCTTCCGATATATGGGCCACACCGCAGGATCTTTTCGACGAACTAAATAAAGAATTTGGTTTTAACCTGGATCCGTGCGCGCTGCCGGATAACGCGAAATGCGAAAAGTATTTTACCCCGGAAATTAACGGCCTATCGCAATGCTGGGGGGGCACGTAGTTTTTTGTAACCCGCCCTACGGAAGACAGATTTACGACTGGGTAAAGAAGTGCTACGAAGAAAGCCGGAAGCCCGGCACTACGGTAGTTATGCTAATACCAGCCCGTACAGATACGCGATACTTCCACGAATTTATCTACCACAAGGCAAAAGAGATCAGATTTATAAAAGGAAGGCTAAAGTTTGGCAACGCGAAGAACGCCGCGCCCTTCCCTTCTATGATAGTAATTTTTTAATAAGTAAAACAATGGAAAAGACAAACAAAGAACTGCGCTACGCGCTTTTACAGGCAAACCAATATGACGTAACCAAAGCTAAACGCTGCTACGACTTCGTACAGGGCGGCGAACACCAGGCACCCGCCAACACACAGGAACCGCAGGAAGGTATATACCTAATCTACGACGACGGCCGCGCCGAACTGTTTACCGGCACTAACGGCCAGGACGGCGTTAAGTATGTCGGCGTTTCTTTCCGTGGCGTCCGCTTCGCCGTGTCGCTCACAGAGACAGACGCGCAGCTGCTACCGGACGACCAGAAGGCAACTAAACGCAAAGACAGTTATAAGAACGAGTGCGAAGCTATCTACGACTTCGACAGTGCCGGAAACACCGCGAAGCTGGTGCAGGATAACCCGAAACTGGCCGAACTGCTGAAAGACGGCGAAGCGATCCCGGCGCTGGGTGTGCTGGTAATTATCCGCTATCTGCGCGAAGGCATTAACAAAGCCCTGGACTATGTAGGCGGCCACCTTCTTACCGATAACGACTACTGGAGTAGCACCGAGTTCAGCGAGGACAGCGCCTGGTACGTGAACTTCAGCAATGGCAGCACGTGGGGCAACGGCAAGTACAACGGTAACGCCATTCGCGCGGTGGCCGCATTTTAGATATTAAAAAACCCCAGCCTTTTAGGGCTGGGGCCGCCGTAGGCGGTTAGTTATGGATTTGAAAATGAAACGGAAATGAAATACTTTGTATCGTGCAGCTTCGGGAAAGACAGCATAGCCACGGCCCTGTTAGCCCTGGAAAAAGGCGAACCAATCGACGGCCTAATTTTTTGCGAAGTGATGTATGATCACAGCAGAAATATATCGGGCGAAATACCGGAGCATATAAACTGGATCCGAAATACAGCTATACCCCGCTTAGAGGAAATGGGACTGAAAACTACGATAGTGAAAGGAACTAAAGACTATCTGTATTTTTTCAAAAACACCGTAGGGGGGGGGAAGTATGCCGGCAAGCTCTACGGTTTTCCGCTGGCTGGGAAATGCACTATAAACCGAGACTGCAAAGTGCGTCCGATAGAAAGATATTTGCGCGGACTAAAAGAGGAAATAATCAGCTACGTAGGTATCGCAATCGACGAACCGGGACGCCTGGCCCGATTAAAGCCTGGCTGCGTGTCTTTGCTTGCAAAGTATGAGTACACCGAAGAAATGGCAAAGAAGCTGTGCGAGAAATACGGCTTGTTATCCCCTATCTATGACACCGGAACACGCGGCGGCTGCTGGTTTTGCCCTAACGCCAAAGTAGCGAGCTTATGCCGATTTAGAAGAAATAGCCCGGATTTGTGGCGGGAATTTGAGGCGCTAAGCAATACGCCGAACCTATGCAGCTACGGATTTAAGTACGGTAAAACTTTGCCCGAAATAGTAGCGCAAATGGACGCTTACGACCAGCAGGCCGAAAACAGTTTATTTCCCGAATTATATAAATAAAAAACGTATGGACGACAATAATAACAAAATATGCGGCGGCTGCGTGCTGTACCTAAGTACGTTTTTGGGCGGCGAATGTCGCCTAACAGATAACCAAGTAGAATATACACAGCCGGCGTGCATAGACTATATAAGTGATGAAGAAAACGATAACAATACGGACGGGGGGGGCTGTAAGAAATGGACGCACTAAAAGGAATGCTTAGCCGGACACTAACAGGCCCGCAGCTTCGCAAGGTGTACGACGTTTTAGAAGATGAAGAACACCCCTACGACGCTACCGTGCGAACTGTGAAGGATAAAAAGCGCCTTCTATCTATGCGCATACGCCCCGAAGATAAACCATATTTTCAGAACTTAATAAAAACCGCGTGCGATGAGGCTAAAATATGATTTTATAGTGGATCTGGCTACCGGCCACAGCCGCACGTCAAAAAAATGGCGTAACCGGCACTGGCAATGGTCTGAACTGCTGGAACGATGTAAAGAAACGCGCCGGACGGACGAAACAGCCGCCGAATACGCGCGTATGACCAGAGAGGAACAAAGTAACGTAAAAGACGTAGGCGGCTTCGTTGGCGGGTATCTTAGCCAGGGCATACGAAAGAACGCAAACGTACTATACCGCACCGTCGCTACGCTGGATATAGACTACGGCACGCCGGACGTGTGGGACGACTTTACTATGGCTTTCGGTTTTGCCGCTATGCTATATAGTACGCACAAGCACTCAAACGATAAGCCGCGCTATAGGCTGGTATTTCCGTTATCGCGCCAGGTGAAGCCGGCCGAGTATGAGCCACTTTGCCGGAAAATAGCAGCCGAACTGGGTATAGACCTTTTCGACGATACTACCTACGAACTGCCACGCCTTTTTTACTGGCCCAGCACCAGCAAAGATGCGCCATACGTTTTTGAATACCAGGACGGGCCGGCGTGCGACGTGGATAAGATACTGGCGCAGTACGTGGATCCTTACGACGTAAGCAGCTGGCCTATGAGCAGCCGCGAAGGTGATGTGGTGGCCCACGAAATTAAAAAGGCTGGAGATCCGACCGAAAAGCCAGGACTTATAGGCGCCTTCTGCCGTGCGTACAGTATCGAAGATGCTATTAGCCGCTTCTTGGAAGACGCCTATGAACCTACAGCAGCAGAAGGCCGCTATACCTATAAGCTGGGGAGTGTAGCCGGCGGCCTGGTATGCTACGAAGGAAAATACGCATACAGCCACCACGAAACCGACCCCGCCGGGCGGCAACTGTGCAACGCCTTCGACCTTTGCCGTATTCACCTTTTCGGTGTGAAGGACGAAGGCACCCGCGCCCAGGACGTTACTAAGAAACCAAGCTACCAGGCTATGCAGGAATTTGCAAGCCAGGACAGAAACGTGCGCCTGCTAATGGCCAGGGAGCGCCAGCAGTCTGCGGCTTCCGACTTCGACGAAGTAGAACTGCCGGAAGAATATAGCGACGAATGGAAGGCCGATTTAGAGTACACGAAAAGCGGCAAGTTAATAAGCAATATAAGCAACATTATTCTAATACTGGAAAATGATCCGGCGCTGGCCGGTAAGATATGCCACGACCAGTTTAGCGGCTTCGACGCTGTGCGCGGTGGTCTTCCGTGGAACCCGAAAGCAAGTGCCTGGAGCGACCGAGACGACGCGAACCTGCGCGTATGGCTGGAAAAGAACTACGATATAACCGGTAAAGAGAAGATCGCCGACGCTATGACGGCTATATTAACCCGGCACAGCTACCACCCTGTGCGCGACTATCTGGACGGGCTAACATGGGACGGTACGCCCAGGCTGGAACGCCTAATTATAGACTATATCGGCGCCGCCGACACGGATATAAATAGAGTAATGACACGGAAGCACTTTATAGCAGCCGTGGCCAGGATCTACCAGCCGGGCGTTAAATACGACCAGTGCCTAATCATTACCGGCCCGGAAGGTGTCGGAAAATCTACCCTGCTTTCGATAATGGGCGGAAAATGGTTTAATGACAGTATCACCACCACCGAAGGCAAAGAAGGTATGGATCAGCTACGCCGAAGCTGGATAATAGAGTTAGGCGAACTTTCCAGTATCAAGCGCAGCGACGTGGAGAGCGTGAAGGCTTATTTATCTAAACGTGTAGATATTTACCGCGCAGCCTACGACAGACGCGCAGCCGAGCACCCGCGCCAGTGTGTCTTCTGCGGAACTACCAACGAAACACATTTTTTGAAGGGCGACACTGGAAACCGGCGCTTCTGGGTAATCGCCGTAGAACCGGGACTGCGGAAACATAAGAACTGGTACGAGGCTATAACGGCAGACCGGGATCAGCTTTGGGCTGAGGCCGTACACTACTGGAAGCATGGCGAAAAACTATGCCTTACCGAAGCAATGGAAGCCCAGGCGCGTAAGATGCAAGAAGAATATAACGACGACAGCGACGACCCTATAGTTAGTATGCTTAGCACCTTCTTAGATACAAAGCTACCGGGCGACTGGGGGCTGAAAGATGTAAGGCAGCGGCGCGAATGGCTGCGCGATGCCGGCGGCGATCCTACTATGCCGAAGGGCGAAGAAGTACGTACCAAAGTATGCGCGGCAGAGTTTATTTGCGAAGTGCTGGGTAAGGAAATGACCGATAAGGAATACAAGTACCTGGCACGTAGGATTTGCAAAATACTATCTGCGCTACCTGGTTGGGAAAGAACAGGCGTAAGCAGACACGCAGAACGGCTATACGGCGTACAAAAGGCGTTTAGGCGTGTGATAATGCCGAGCGCAGAAGATGATATATAAGTAAACCAATATGCGAAAATGTAAACTGGAATACGCCGGCGGGATTTTGCCGAAAACGGAATACAGCGTAAACCCACTTTTTCGGTTTACATATTCGGTTTACATATTCGGTTTACATCTAAACATCTAAATATCAATATAATAAACTCTATGTAAACTATGTAAACTGTAAAGTATATATAAATAGCAGGAGTAGTAAATAACAAGATAAGAATAGATAATAAAGGAAAAATAATAATACGTACACGTATAAGGGGTGTAGTATAGAAAACACAGTTTCCCGGTTTACTTGTACTAAAAAACAAAGAAGCAATGGATAAAGTACAAAATATCGTAAGGCACGCCGACGTATCGGAAAAAGCGATAGAGCGCTATTTGTGCAAGGTAGTAAAGCAGCTGGGCGGCGTGTGTCTCAAATATAGCAACCCCGGCGCGACGGGCTACCCGGATCGCGTGGCACTTATGCCGACCGGTGTGTGCCTATGGTTTGAACTGAAAAGTAAGGGCCGCAAGGTGTCGAAAGTGCAAGCGATCCGCATAAAAGAGCTGGAAAGTATCGGCCACGTGGTTTACGTATGTGATAGCAAAGAAAGTATTAACACCGTTTTTTCTAATCTGCGATATGATATATAGACCTTACGAATACCAACGTACCGCGATGCAGTGGATAATAGATAAGCCCCGCTGCGGTCTATTCCTGGATATGGGACTGGGAAAGACGGTAAGCACACTAACAGCCCTACAGCAGCTAATCGACGACTGCGAAATAAGCCGCGTTTTGGTGGTGGCCCCGAAAAAGGTAGCAGAAACGACCTGGAGCACAGAGGCAGAAAAATGGGATCACTTAAAAGACCTTCGCGTAGTTACTGTGTTAGGCACAGAGAAAAAACGCTGCGAAGCCCTGGCAAAGAAAGCAGACGTTTACGTTACCGGCCGCGATAACTTCGTATGGCTGGTAGGTAAATACGGCGGGCAGCTTCCCTTCGATGTACTGGTTATAGATGAGCTTACCAGCTTCAAGTCTGCAAAAAGCGAAAGATTTAAGGCTATGCGTATCGCCGTACCTTCCGTAAAACGTGTTATCGGTCTTACCGGTACGCCGGCCCCTAACGGCTTAATAGACCTGTGGGCGCAAATGTACTGTATCGACCAGGGCGAAAGACTGGGTAAGAGTGTAACGAGATACCGCGAAACCTACTTTGAGCAGCACCGGTGGAATAACATAGTAGTACGCTGCGACGTGAAGAAGGGCTGCGACACGATTATACGCGACAAGATAGCCGATATATGCCTAAGTATGCAGGCCAAAGACTACCTACAGTTACCGGATATGATAACCCACAAAGTTAGCATAGAACTATCGCCGAAAACAGCCGCCGCCTATGCTAAGTTTGAAAAAGAAAAAGTGCTGGAGTTCAAAAACGAGCACGGCGACGAACCGGCAAACGTAATGGCGAATAGTGCCGCCGCTTTGATGAACAAATTAGCCCAGTTTTCCAACGGCGCCGTATATGACGACGACCGAAACGTACACGCTATCCACACGGAAAAGTTAGATAAACTTGCCGAAATCATAGAAGCCGCCAACGGTAACAGCGTCCTGGTATTCTACCAGTTTCAGCACGACGTTTTCCGCATTACCGAGAAACTGAAAGGCCTAAAAGTCCGGCAATACCAGGACGCCGGGGACCTAAAACAGTGGAACGCCGGTAATATAGATGTCCTTCTGGCACACCCGGCAAGTACGGCTTTTGGCCTCAATATGCAGCAAGGCGGCCACTACATAGTCTGGTATGGTACGGGCTGGAACCTGGAACTATATCAGCAGGCAAACGCCCGCCTGCATAGGCAAGGCCAGCAGCACCCTGTACAGGTGTACCAGTTGCTATGCAAAGGCACTGTGGACGAAAGGGCCAGTAATGCGTTAGACGGAAAGAAAGGCGTACAGCAGTCGTTATTAGATAGTTTGAATTATTTACTACGGAAATATGAGTGATAG